GGAATAAGTCTGCGATATATGTCCTACCTAATTACATAAACGGAAGAGAAATAAGCGAGCGCAAGGTTAAGACTTGCGGGAATTGTGGTCATCAACTATGAGTAACGCAGTAATTATTAAAGCAGACGGAACAAAAGAACTAACAGACAATTATGAATTAGCAGATTTACAAAAAGTTGTAGGCGGTTTGATTGAATGCGTAACTTTACATAAAAGACTTTATGTAGATATGTGGGTCAACGAAGAAGGCAAATTAACTGGATTGCCTCAAAACCCAATCGCAACCGCATTGTTTGTAGATGAATACGGAACCCGCGATGTTATTTTGGGTGATGTCATTATTACAGGCGGGGTAGACCACGAAGGCGAAACTCAACCGTTAAATAGCGAACAAGAAAAATGGTTAATGGATTACAGCGATAAGGTATATCTATTATGAGCGATAAGCAAAAGAAGTTCGAACCAAGCATGGGTTGGATAGTTGCCATCAACCATCAACAAGTTTCGGTTGCGCGAGTCGCCGAAGAATTAGAAATGAACCCAATAGAGTTGGGGCAAGCGTTAGAGCGCGCGGGGTACAAGTTAGAGCCTGACCCATACGATCTATCAGCCGATACATGGAAAGTTCTAGACATAGAGAAAAAGAAGTTAGAGGTGGTTAAATGAGTTTATGGTCTGACGCTAAAGAAGTTGCTTGGACGCATTTACGCTATGGCAAGCCAACACGGTTGCTGATTGAAAATACTTTATGTCGCTTGCGTGGACACAATGGCGATAAGTGGATTTGCTGGCGCTGCTTTAAGGAATATCGCCGATGAGCACGGTAGTAACTCCGGCGCAGATTGAGAAGCGCCTATACGACTTGTCGAAAGAGATCGACGATGTACACGCATATTCTGAAAAGGTTGAGAAGCATTATTTTGAAACCAAAGCAGCGTATGAAATTGGTTTAGCGAAGTCACGCATGAAGTGGGCGTCTGTATCTTCCCCGACAGGAAAGAACTACACCGTTCAGGAACGCGAGGACATGGCTTTATTAGAGAACGAAGATCTACATTTTACAATGGGCGCTGCGGAAGCCACGGTGCGTTCGGTTCGCGCCAATATTCAACGCATAAGAACACAAGTAGATATCGCTCGTTCGATCGGTACATCTGTCAGAGTTGCGATGGAACTTTAATGGCTGAAGACGCTTGGGAAGATATCGGTTCAACTATTTATCAGGGTTGGATAGCGTCGTATATGCGCACTTACAACTGTTCGAGAGAAGTCGCGGAACACGCGATTAACGATTTCTACCGTAAATTGGAACAGGAAAATAATGGCTGATATTTCGAAGATGTTATCCCGATCTCTCACAGGTTGGGATAACAACCGCGCTCGCTCTAAACAAGTTGAGGTTGGTCCGTCATCTTTAGGTGGATGTAAACGCCAAACTTGGCACACACTAAAGCAAACACCCACCGTCAATTTCGATACCGAATCTTTAGCGGCAATTCTTGGAACTTTTATCCATGCTGGCGTAAGTGACGCTATCAAGAGAGAAGACCCTTTTGGCGATAATTTACTTATTGAACAAGAGTTTTCTCATCAAGGCTTAAAAGGGCATTGCGATTTATTCATTATTGACGAAGGTATAGTCGTCGATTGGAAAACAACCACTAAGAAAAACTTGCGTTATTTTCCTAGCCAACAACAACGCTGGCAGGTGCAGGTTTATGGTTGGTTGTTGTCAAACAACGGGTACACCGTCAATCAAGTTGCGCTCGCAGCAATTCCACGCGACGGACACATGAGCGAAATCAGGGTTCATATAGAACCTTACGACCCTTTTATCGCGGCAGAAGCAACAGACTGGTTAGGCGACATTGAAAAAATTGTAGAAGATGACGCGCCACCACCAGCGCCGGAAAAGCACGCTTCTTATTGCGCCATGTACTGTCGTTATTTTGACCCGACGGGAGTGAGTGGATGCCCAAGTACGACGATGTAGATTGGAAAAATGCTGCGTGTTTTCAAATGCCAACGACTCTTTTCTATGCGTATGAAGAGAGTCGGGATGTTCAAAAAGTTTTGTCGACGGATGTATTTCGGAATATTTGTCTTACTTGCCCGATTTGGAAAGAATGTTTAACCTATGCCCTTTCTTATGAAAATTATGGGATTTGGGGCGGAACAACAACGCACGAACGAAACGCATTAAAGCAGGGAGTTTTTACACCTTTGGTTGAGAAGGTAGTAGCAGATTTTGATGAACGCGGAATTACATTCGAGGAAATATTGGAGGCATTGCGTGAGTATTCGAATCATGAGCGAAGTGTGGCGGACACCATTACAGACAAGCGAAAAAATGGTTCTGCTAGTCATAGCCGACCACGCGAGTGACGACGGGGATAACTCTTGGCCAAGCCAGCAGACAATAGCCACGAAAGCGAGTTTGTCTGTACGCACCGTTCAACGAGTCATTAACGATTTAGTCGCACAAGGTTATTTATGGAGAAGCAAGGGTGCTGGCGGTTCAGCGAACTGTCGAGATGACCGCCGTCCGCATTTATACAAAGTTAATCTCAATAAACTACGGGGCGTCAATTTGACGGGGCGTCACCCTGACGCAAACGAGGCGACATCTACGACGTCTACGGGGCGTCACCAGCGACCTATGAATCATCCTTTAGAACCATCCTTAAAAACACCCGATTTGTTCGATGAGTTTTGGAAGATTTATCCAAGGCGAACGGCTAAAGGTGCGGCACGAAAAGCATGGGAAAAACTGTCACCTGATCTTTATGCGGAAATTATTGAAGGTGCTTCCCGATTTGCGGCAGACCCGAATCGAGATGCGACTTTCACTCCGCACCCTGCGACATGGCTCAATGCGGAACGGTGGCTAGACGAACCACTACCACCAAAACGGTTGGAGAATGCCCCGAGAGGCATTATCACGACACCGACCATAGTTCCGCCTAAGTTCAGTGCTGATGAGTTCCCTAAAGGAGTTCCGATGCCTGAAGGATTGCGCGACATTCTGAAGCGAGTGTGACGGCAATGACGGCAATGACGTCTATCAGCGGATATTGCGGTTGCTCAAATTACGCGTAAGCATTACACTTTATAGTGACCGATCTCACGATAGGGGGTGATTATGACCCTTGCTCACGTAAAGCCGGAGCAGGTTGAATTAGGCGACCGCATTTTGGTTGGTAATAAAACTTGGACGGTAAAATCTTTTTCATCAGATTACAACCGCGCATACGATTTTTATTTAGAAAATGAAACTGGAAGCACGCACGAAGTATTTGCAGACGAAGTTACAATCGTAAGATGATCGAATTTCGCGCTGACGGTGTTCCCGTACCCCAAGGGAGCATGAAAGTAATTTATGGGCGCGTTTTGCATTCTCAGGGGTCGGCTCTTGCCGTATGGCGCTCTACTGTCGCTTGGCACGCCAAACTCGCTGGCGCAAAGCCTTCAGAAGGCGCAATGGAAATTCAGATGGTATTTATCATGCCAAAGCCAAAGACCGTCAAAAGGGCATATCCAACCGTTGCACCTGATTTAGACAAACTGGTCCGAGCAGTACTCGACGCTCTTACTGGAATTTGCTACTTAGACGATTCGCAAGTAACAGACATACGCGCGAGTAAGGTCTATGGCAGTAGTACTGGAGTAGAAATACGCCTTACTCAAAAATATTTTTAGGGTACTACTCGCGAGTCGTAGTCAAAACGTAATACGTCAGGCAGAATTATCTCACTCGGGTCAGCAAGACCCCCCAAGAAGTGAGGCAAGAAATGAAATACAAATGTTTCAACTGCGGTAAGGCATTTGAAAAGCAATATCAGATGCTATTACATTACGATTTTCACAAAGGCGAAACTATTGTGCGCGAAGCAGGTTGTGTTTGTGGCGCAGGATACGATGTTCGTTGCGGTAAGTGCCTTGATTGTGGCACCGTCCATTCAGCAGGGTGGGTGCTTGCCTAATGTCTATTAAATATGCGACTTGTAAAAAATGTAATGTTGGAAATCTTGTTTGGGTTTTCAGCGCTAAGGGCAAATGGTATTTAAGCGACCCCGCTGCGGTTTCAACAACTTATGGTGGAAATAAAACGATTCCGTTTGCTCACAGGTGTAGAAATCCTAGAGTGGGCGATTGTGATTATCACGAAGATGACAAAGGAGTGGATTCAAATGCCTAATTACGCATCCGCTTTAAAACTTTACCGTTGCTCAAACTGCGGTGACGAATATCAATCTCTTCATGCTTATCAACATTCAGTTCTTGGAATTGTATGCGACGACTGTCTCAATGTTCCGGTCACAGAAAGTAAGTGGGCATAATGAGCCAAAAAGTAACTGTTCGTTTTCAAGCAGAAATAGATAATTCATTGGGCGATGGCGAAGTAACTAATTTTGAATACTTCCTCAAAGACCTTTTAAAGACTGCGGTCATGCCAGCGCTCAACGCTGAAATCATTATCGGTTCTCTAGAAGTAAAGAAGGCTCGCAAATGAACAAAATCAAACGCATCAAGGCTCGTGAATACGCTTGTAAAGATTATTACATTCTTTATATGGCGGAAGAAAAATTATGGTATGTCGGTATTCATACCGATTCTGGTAGCAGTCATCTCGAAGATTTTACCAAGTACCGGAATGCACGCGAATATGTATTGCGTCAAGCCAATAAGGAGGCAAATTAAATGAAATTTACAAAGAAACAATACAAATTTTTAGAGGAATTGTTTGATCTTGCTACCGATGAACTTATGTTCAATGGCGAAGCCAAAAAAGTAGAAAAGGCTTACAAATTACTTGCCGAGATAAAGGAGTCAATATGAATAATGTTTATTGTGCTTTGTGTGGTACAAAAGGCGGTTGGGTCAATCGTCTAGGTGCTTATATCTGCTCACCGTATGGCGATGTGCTTTACGAGTGTGAGTGGTGTGCTTCGGGAGCGCGGGTGTCCGCATGAGAATGCAACCTAAATATGTACGCCGCCGTCGCATTGCGTCAATCATTATCGGCGCAGTTGTCCTCGTGATTGCTTATTACTTGATAAACCATATTTGGTGGACAGGTAGTGGGTATTGCTGGGGCACTATGGAGAAGTGTGTAGGACTATGAACCCAACGTCACAAGCAATTATTGACGCATCTCGCCTAGCAACTAATCGCCGTTGGCTAGAAGCATGGAACGCGAAAGTGGCTTACTGCCTAACGTGTTCCGGCGATTATCCTGACGATCAAGCGATATTTATTGACGGCACGGAGCATTGCCCGCTATGTAAATCTGATTACGGCAAACGTTATTACTACTGTGATGCGCATGGTAGTCCTGATGATGATTGTGAGAGATAATGAAGAAGAAAATAATTATTGGAGCAGTATTACTAACCGTTATATCTGTCGCGCCAGCGATGGCAGATGTGTATGTCGCGGTAGACGCTAGCGGTAACGCCGTAGGGCAGGCGATTATCTGCGATGCGCAGACTTGCGCTAAGGGTAGTTTATTTAGTCAAATGACTTTACCTGCCGGAGCGCACTATGCGTTACAAGGCGTTGGTATTGGTTATGGACAAGGCGCTGGACAAGGCGCTGGCAAAGTGTCGGTCGATGAAACCACAGGCGTATGGTCTGTTAATCAAACAAATACCAATACTAATCCTGTAACTGGCGCGATAACGCAAACAAACACCGTACAGACTTTCACTCCTACAAATCCAACTCGCGTAGTCGTATCTCAATCTGTGACTCCTATTACGCCACCAACCATAGTAACGCCATCCGTTAATAATTCGGCGCTCACTCAACTGTTGGCTCTTATTCAAGCGCTCATCCAGCAGTTAGGTCTGCGCTAATGGCTAACTACGAATACGAATGCGAGTTAGACGGCATATTTACTATCGAGTTTCCGATAGGTACTGCTCCGGAAATTGCTCCCTGCGGTATTTGCGGCGACAAGATGAATCGCAAATTTTCTTCTTTCCGTCCAATATTCAAGGGAGATGGGTGGGGTGGTAGCAAATGAGCGGTTTAATAGATAACGAAAAGTTATTACGCGAGAAGATCGCTAAAGACCTTGAAGCCTTAGAAACACCAACAGGTATTTCTTCCGATTGGTATGCGGCATCTAGCCGTACCAAAATGGCTGCGATTGCCATAGTGAAACACGGGTTACAAAATGGCTGAATACAATGGTTGGAAGAATCGTGCGACTTGGAATTGCGCTTTATGGATAAACAATGATGAGCCTTTATACCGAGCCGCAGTTGAGTTTATGAAAGACTACAAAGGCAATACGCCGTATAAATCTTTCTGCCGTGAGTCAGGATTAGATGTTCAGCGAACACCCGGCAATATTTTGTGGGTCAGTCAAATTCTTGATTATCAAGCGTTGAACGAGATGATGTTGGAACTAGCACCGGAAGGAGCGCGCAATGTCCAATAAACCTAAAGAACGAATCAAAAACTACCTAACAGAAGCGTCTATCAACTTTCAGAAAGCAGTTGAATCAGATAGCGGTGAACTGATGTGGGCAGTTTTGACAAATTGCCATAGCACGATACAGGGATACCAAGAAGCCGCAGAACTCGTTATGTTCGCTGAACAGAGTGACGCAATAGCCAAACAACTAAAGAAAAGAGTCAGCAAATGAACGAAATAGCATTCTTGATGTGGTTGGAATTGGCTGAGGCTGATCTATTAAGCGCACTGGCTTATCTCTACGGGGGAATGTGATGGATACAGATTACGAAATTGTGGTGAAATGCGTACATTGCGCTCAACCATTTATGATTAGAAAAAGCGAAATACGCGCAACTAATTATTGCTGGAACTGCAAATGACTATTATCGAAGTATGCGAAGAGTTTGATTGCAATTACCGCATTATCCATGAAGTCAATACTGACGGTTATATGGTCAATGGGGTTGTAGTCAAATCCCCAATTAACGATTTGATGTTTAATCATAATTTATACCTACACATGAAAGGAACAAAATGAAAAAGTGTGCTTATCGTATTCATTTAGTTGAATACAAAACTGAAAAGAGCGCCCCTGAAGAATGCGATTTTCACTACGACACCGCTATCGAGGCGGTTTACGCTTACGATAAATTCAAAGACTCCAATGGCGCTTACAAGCGTGTAGTCACCTTTATGGGCGCGGCAGGAGATAATGCGTTTAAACACCTTTATGCTGACACGGTCGTCAAAGCGGTTCTCTAATCATCCTGCCAAGGCTGGTCATGATGGCTCCTTACGCCTAGCCAGACCTGCGACCCCACCTCGACCCCCTACCTATCTAGGGGGTTTGGGTCTAGAATGTTACCGTCCAGTATCTCCCGAAAGGAACTGAAAATGGATAAATATCTAAACATAGAAGACTCGAATATCGTCCGTCATAATTGCGGAAATTGGATTTACACAGGCAAATCTTGCGGGGTTTGCAAAGATCGGAGCAAGGACTCCGAATAAAGATTCGGCACAAAATCCTTGTAACAGCCTTGATGGTTGGATTTTGTGGAAATGTTGGCGCTCAGGCAGCACACGCACCTAAAATGAATTACGAGATGCACCCAAAGGCATACGCCAAAGTGTTAGTGCTAGGACAATGGGGTAGTCGTAAAGAGTTTGTTTGTCTTGATAAATTGTGGACGCTAGAGAGCCATTGGAACCCTAAAGCCTTGAACAAATCTTCCGGTGCTTACGGTATTGCTCAATTTATGCCGTCTACTTGGGCGCATTATCACGCGCCTTACCGCCCTAAGTCGGCTTTGCTTCAAATTACATTTGGGCTAAGATACATTACAGTTCGCTACACGACTCCTTGTGAGGCGGTGAAGCACGAAAGAAAGCAAGGGTGGTACTGATGAAACAGATTATTGTTGAAACGGTCATTCAACGTGCGAACGGTTATTGTGAAACTTGCGGTGGTGTTGCCAAAGAAAGCATGGCTCTGCATCACCGTAAATTAAAATCACGCGGTGGCAAAGACGAAATATCTAATCTAATTTGGATACACCACGGTTGTCACAATCTAGACACAAATAGCATTCACGCTAACCCTGCTATAGCAGAGTCAAAAGGGTGGATGGTTGGGTCATGGCAAGAACCGGAAGAAACACCGATGGTTTATGCTGACGGCTCAATCGTATTACTAAGGCAAGACGGGAACATACAACTACTGGAAGGCAAATCATGAATCAAATAACAATAACAGGCAATGTCGGAGCAGACCCAGAACTAAAAATGGTGAAGGACACAACTCTTGCCGAGTTTTCTTTTGCCCATACGCCTTATAGCAAGACTAAAGGAGAAGGCGAAGCAATTTGGTTCAAAGTCACTTTTTGGAATTCTAAAGCAGACTCAGTTATGGATAGTGTTCGCAAGGGAGACCGCCTTGTAATTACAGGTGAATTTACAGAATCAAAGTGGGAGAAAGACGGCGTACAAAAAAGCCGTATCGGTATTACAGGCAGCCTATTTGCTCATGAACCTAAAACGCCTAGAAATGCTGCTCCTGTTGTCAGGAGCGTACACGAAACAGAGGAAGCGCCTTGGTAGATGAACTTTGGGATTCTGAGCAGACTGCCAAATATCTCAACATAAACGTGAATAATCTGCGTCAAATTCAGCATAGAAAAACGTTGGTATGGCGTAAAAGGGTTTGGCGATCTGTTTATTATTCAGCCGATGAAGTCCGTGCCTACGCTGACAAGCGCAAGAAACGAAATAACGGCTAATGTTGGACGGTGCAGATAGAAGAAGAAGTGACGATAGAAGAACTGGACGAAGCCATGCAGCATATCCAGACGCTTCTAGCCGACCCACGCCTAATTCCAAGGCGCAAACTAATTCTTCTATCGAGCCTAGACGACTTGTTAGACGCTAGATTAGAAATGGTAGAAAAGGCAAATAAAATCGCATCAGGGGGTAATAATGGAAATTAAAACAGTTACGTTAAACGAGATCAAGCCATACGCAAAAAACCCACGCAAAGGCAATGTAGACCTGATCGCTGAGTCTTTATCTAATTATGGGCAATACAAACCAATCACCGTCAATTCACGCACCAATGAAATTCTCGCTGGTAATCACACGTACGCAGCAGCCCAAAAACTGGGTTGGAACAAAATAGCCGTTACTTACATAGATGTAGATGACGCAACCGCAGCCAAAATTGTTGCGATTGACAATAAATCTTCCGATTCCGGCGTTTACGACACAGAGAAACTTTTGGAATTGCTAGGCGATCTACCTGACTTAGAAGCAACAGGATACGAACAAGACGATCTTGATAGTTTGCTTGCGTTGTTAGATGAAGTGGCGACTCCGGGTCTTGGCGCAGATATCCACCTCGCTCCACGCGTTGGCGAAACTGGATTAAGCAATGTGACTATCGGCACATCTTTAGGCGAATACGCTGAACGATACGCACAAAAACAAACTCGTATGCTTATGATGGATTACGAAAATACTCTTTATGTGTGGTTGGTTGATAAACTTAGCGCATACCGCGCACAACATGGGATTATCACCAATGCTGACGCGATAGTAAAACTAATCGAAGATGTATTTAACGAGAAGGCACCGAAAGATGAATCTATCTGAATTACCAATACACCGCGTTAAGCGTGTAATGACTGATGAAGAAGCCAGCACAGTTGTTGGAACAATGGTTGAAAATCTAGAAGCCAACTGTACGGAAGCAGGTATCTATATTGACGCAGACACCGAAGAACCATTCTTGGCTTACTTCCCAATGGAAGAAGAAGTTAATCTCCTCAGAAGATCAGTCCTCAACATTAAGTACGGAAGTACGAAACGTCAAAGTCTTGGTATCGAAAACTTATCCCGTACTTTCGGCATGGCGCCACGCAAGGTCTATCAACGCAGAGAGTCTTGCCGTCCCACAACTCTTGCCAACGAACAACCTAACGAACACGCCGTTCTAATTGCATTTGCCGAGAAGTTTGCAAGAATGTTCAAAGAGTTTGCTCCTGATATTTTTACGCACGATGTAGAAAATCTATCCGAAGCAGGACTAGACAACGAATGGCGCATGACTGATGACGCTTTATGGACTAGTGGCGTTGTAAATAAATCTTCTACTTTGCCTTATCACCGTGATGGGTTTAACTTTGCCACATGGTCAGCAATGCCTGTTATTCGTCGCGACATGAAAGGTGGTTATCTAAACTTTCCTGAATACGACCTCACTTGCTCTTGTCGTGACGGATGGGTTTTATTCTTTCCGGGATATAAATATGTGCATGGCGTAACACCTATGACTCCTACAAAAGAAGATGCTTACCGTTATTCAATCGTGTATTACGCGCTACGCGGCATGAAAGATTGTTTTACTTATGCCGTTGAAACTGCTCGCGGTGGAGAAAATCGTACAAAACGAGAAGAACAAATGGTTGCTGTACTCAAAGGCGAATCAGAGTTGCAGGTTAAAAGTAAGCAATGAAGATCGGATACAGGCGTGTATCTGGAAAACTACCTCTTACCGTAGACGAAGCAGGTGCTAGAGGTACATGGCTAGAAAAACGCCGTGCGCTCATACGCAGCCTAGAAGATCGTGGTCATACTTTTGCTTATTTATCTGACCCAACTGCTAATAGCCTAAACGCAGGGTTTCATAAGCAAGCACTCGCTGATTCTGAATTACTCATGTTGGAGTTCGGTGGCAACAACCTGATGTTCAACAAGAAAGCATGGGAAGAAACCTTTGCTCTTATTAAAGAACACAAAGGCAAAATTGTATTTTTATGTGACGACCCTGATCTGCCATTTTTATGGGCTGAATTAGCAGATGAAGACTGGTCACGATGGACTATTGCGGCTAACGCAACTGAAACAGAACAAGTGCGTCAAAAAATTAAAGTGCCAGCAAAAGCCGAAGTTATAGATATGGCATTTCACGCACTATTGCCACAGCGTGAGTTCGCTGACGGACAAAATTCAACAGCAATTTATTACGGCAGACCAAACGGCAGAAATAAAATCTTGCAACCTTTCCTATCTAGTGGCGCACTGACCGTTGCTGGCAAGCAAGAAGAATGGGGAGATGTCACTTCCTTACCGCCACCGGAACAGAAGAACCGTGTTGAGTTTTATCGCCAATGGAGAGCGTGCTTAGCAATTTACGACGGTAAGCACAAAGACACAGGTTGGCGTACAGGCAGGGCATACCACGCTCTTATGGCTGGAATACCTGTAGCAGCCCCCACAGGCAATCCTGCGCTCGCTTGGACATATCCGACAGACACTTCTAGCCAACTTGGCAACCTATTGCGAATGTCTACAGAATCCCGACAAGCCTTACATGCAGAACAGATTAAGAACTCATATTTCGACATAGACATAGCCTTCCTCAAACTTGGCTTATGATCGGGTACGACATAGATGGCGTTCTAGCGTCTAAGCCTTTACCTAGCGATAAAAAGTGGGGAAGGATGAACGGTGCGGAGCGTAGAGCCTACAAAGATGGGTTACTGAAGCAATACGCTGAAGCCTCACCTCTCCTAATTCCGACAGAACCTTTTATAGCCATAAGCGCCCGTAAAGAAGAACCTACAATTAGGGCAATAACGACTAATTGGCTAAAAAACAGATACGGCGACCTAGTGCTGGGGATTGCCTTACTGCCTATGAGCAGATCAGTGGAGAATGTAGTCAAGTTTAAGAACGCAGCCATAGTGAATTATCAGATTACGGTATTTACCGAGGACAATAAAAAAATACTAAAAGGCTTACATGAGAACGATTGCCCTGCCAGTTTATTCTTTTGGGAAGCAGGCATGAGCGAGCCAGTTGCGTATCCTATTTCCTGAGATAAGGTATACGTATGACAGGAAATATCAAGCAGCCTGAACCCGAATTGCTGGAGCGCGAAGAAAGCGTTATCCAATTACGTAAAACAGGTGCAACTTGGGAAATGATCGGTAAGGCGCTTGGGTATGCAGGTGGCTCAGGTGCTTACAAGGCTTATCAACGTGCCGCACAACGGCGTGTCTATCCTCTTATTGACGAATACAGGGACATAGAACTCGAATTATTAGACAACCTGCTTTTCCAGTTATTTCATGATGACGAAGGCAAGCCAAAGAAAAGACTCACATTACGGGAAATGGATAGAGCGTTAGCAATCCACGATCGTAAAGCACGAATAGTTGGATTAAACGCTCCTGAAAAAATACAGGCTGAGGTGATTACTTATGACAACAACGACATCGCCGAATCTCATCGTAGATTCATGGAACTCCTTGCCAACACCCAACAAGCGCAGGGTGACTTGGGAAGTCCACCAAGCGAGACCGGAACAACTACCTGATGACGGTGATTGGTCTACTTGGTTGTATCTTGCTGGTCGTGGTGCTGGTAAAACACGCACAGCAGCCGAATGGTTAGCGTGGCAAGCCGTAAGAAATCCTAATACGCGCTGGGCAGTTATTGCTCCTACCTTTGGTGACGTGCGAGATGTATGTGCCGAAGGAGAGTCAGGACTTATTCCTATTTTGCGCGCATACGATTATGTACACAATTACAACAGATCAAATGGTTCTATTACGTTAAAAAACGGTAGCAAAATTAAATTATTTTCAGCAGATGAACCTGATCGCTTGCGTGGACCACAACATCATGGAGCATGGTGCGACGAGTTGGCTGCTTGGAGATATCCTGAAACTTGGGATCAACTTCAATTTGGTTTGCGCCTCGGACAACACCCACGAACTCTCATTACAACAACTCCTAGACCTACAAAACTTATTCGTTCTCTGAGCGAGCGCACAGATGGAACTGTCAAACTCGTAAGAGGCTCTACTTTTGACAACGCAGCAAACTTAGCGCCACAAGCCCTGCTTGAACTACAGGCACGTTACGCCGGAACAAGAATGGGTCGTCAGGAACTCTTTGGCGAATTGCTGACTGAGTCTGATTCAGCACTTTGGACTCGCACTCTTCTAGAAGAAGCCCGTATCACAAAAGATACGCAACCTACATATTTCAGAATTGTTGTTGCTATTGACCCTGCCGTCACAAGTGGGGAAACAAGCGATGAAACAGGCATAGTCGTGGCTGGCGCTACACCTGATGGGCATTACTACATTCTCGAAGATGGCACTATGCGTGGAACTCCTGATGCTTGGGCGCGCAAAGCCGTCGAGTTGTATCGCAAACACGGCGCTGACAGAATAGTTGCTGAAACTAACAACGGTGGCGATTTGGTGTTAGAAGTGTTGAAGCAAGTAGACAACACAATTCCTTTGCGCAAAGTTACAGCCTCACGAGGTAAAAGAGTTCGTGCTGAACCTGTATCAGCATTGAGCGAACAAGGTCGCTTACACATGGTAGGTGCGTTCCCTGAATTAGAAGATCAGTTAGTTACTTGGGAGCCTGATAGTTCAGATTCACCTGATCGTATGGATGCAATGGTTTGGGCAGTAACAGAGTTGATGGGCAATTCGTTGGCTTTACGTTCATTGGCTGCGATGGCAGACTTTTGTCCTTCGTGTAGATTACCTCTCGTGAAAGGCACGAGGTTATGTCCGAGGTGCAACACGGCGATTGGGGTCAAATGAGTTACTTACTAACAAACGGCAATAGAGAGTTACGAGCCGATGGCATTTTTACATGGTCGCTTCCTGCTTTAGCCGCCAAATTATCTACTGGCAAAAACTTCCTCACTTGCCCTAATGCTGGAGCATGCGCTCAGTTATGTTATGCCCGATCGGGGACATATAACTTCTCCAATGTGAAAACGGCTCATACTCGTAATCTCGAAATGACGCTAAATGACCTAGAGGGATGGCGAGATCGAGTAATTGAGGAACTAAAAGCAAAGCGCTATCAGGGTGGCAAATCAGTACGAATCCACGACTCAGGAGATTTCTATTCGGCTGAGTATTTTGAGGCATGGCTTGAGATAGCCCTAAGCACTCCGGATGTGTTTTTCTACGCTTACACTAAAGAGGTTGCGATGGTCAAAAGTTATGCGCTACCAAGCAACTTCGTAATAATTTACTCAATGGGTGGGAAACAAGATCACATCGTGGATAAAGACAATGACCGTCACGCAGATGTATTCCCTAGCCTTGAGGCGTTACTTGAGGCGGGCTACTCTGATCAGGAAGAGTCCGACCTATTGGCGGCAACTTTACCGACCACTCGAATCGGGATAGTCGTAAATAACATAAAGCACCTACAGAAAAAGCAAGGCGATAAAACTTTCAGCCTTTTACAGATTGAGATGAAGGCGTAATCCGCTATAGTTACACCAGCCTGAATGACAAGGGGCGCTAAAGGAGTTACACAATGGGTTTATTAGACCGTTTAGCCAAAGCAGTTGCAGATAACATAAACAAAGCACCAAGCAATTTACCTGCTGGTTCAGTTGTAATGACAGAACAAGAAATGCGTAACTCGCAACAAGGGCAAACCTACGGTCAACAAACAGCATTATTGCGTAACCCTATTATGTCGGGTGTTCCATTCGGTCCGGGACAACCTATTCTCCCGGGAGCGATTAATCCTCTACGACCAGACGGACGACCAGACCCACGCCGTTACGAATACCAAGTTGCGCAAAACCTCAACATTGGTTCAGAACAAAAGTTAGTTCAATTCAAAACACTACGCGGTGCAGCAGAACAAATTGACATTATTCGCCGTTGCGTAGAAGTATTAAAGGCAAAAATCTCAGGACTTGACTGGGACATTGTTATTTCTGAAGATGCGTCTGAAAAGATTATTGCTGAAATTGGCGGAGAACACACTCGCGCAATGAGCAAGGCTCGCGAGAAGTTTTCAGAAGATATTTACCGTTTGCGTAAGTTTTGGGACAACCCTGATCGCTCAAATGGATTGACTTTTATTGACTGGATGATGATGTCATTAGAAGAAATCTTAGTGTTAGACGCATGGGCTATTTGGCCACAGAAGACTGTTGGTGGCGATCTATACGGCTTTCAAGTATTAGATGGTTCAACTATTAAGCCACTTCTTGATGATCGCGGTATGCGCCCTATGGCACCACAAGCGGCATACCAACAGATTTTGTATGGCTTTCCGCGTTCAGAGTTTCAATCAAACAGCGATGACCAAAATGCCGATGGTGAATTTACTTCTGACGATCTAAGTTATTTTATTCGTAACCGAAGAGCCAACTCAGTTTATGGTTCATCTCCTGTAGAACGCTGCTTACCACTAGCAGATCTTTATTTGCGCCGTCAGCAATGGTTACGCGCCGAATACACCGATGGCGTAACACCTGAAATGATGCTGACTTCTGATGCCGACTTTGGTAATGACCCATTGGTAATGAAGCAATATGAAAATATTATTAACGACAACCTTGCAGGACAAACAGAACAACGCAAACGCGCTCTTATCTTGCCAGCAGGTCTAACACCTCAATTCTATGAAGGCTATGGCGAGAAGTTTAAGTCTGCCCTTGATGAGTATTTGATTACTTCTATTACAGGTCACTTCGGCGTACTACCAACTGAAATTGGATTCTCTCAACGCGGTGGTTTAGGCGCGTCAGGTCATCAAGCAGGAGAAGCACAAGCAGCACAAAGTATTGGCGTTGCTCCACTTGCTCAATGGATTTCTAAGATGCTGACAAATATTTCTTACACCTATCTTGGTATGCCTCGTGAACTTGAATTTAAGTTTATGATTGAAGAAGGACATGACACCGAAGCAGAAGCCAAAAAGTCTGATTTAGAAGTACGCGGTGGCGGTAAAACTATTAACGAACGCCGTACAGAAATAGGTTTACCACTTCTCGATACACCAGCAGCAGATCAACCAATTCTTGTNGCTGGTAATGGCGTTTATCTATTTAGCCCTGACGGTATTGTCAATGCTGCTAATCCAACACCATTAGCAGAAGAATTTGACCCTGACACAAACCCAATGCAAAAACCTGCCGTTGAAGCACCTACTGTTTCTGATGCGCAGACAAATCTTAATCCTTTACCTAACAAAGATAAGCCTGCACCTGACGCACCAAAGCCAACTGACGACATAGTCAATCAGGCTGACTTTGAAAAGGCTGGCGTTCCATCTAAGGCAGAAGTCAAAGATGCACTATCTCGTTTAGCGATCTTGCCTAACGAAGCAGCCGAACATCCAACATCTGACAACCCTGAGAAGTTGGCTGAATCTGTAGAAAGTCCTTGGCCAGTAGTTGATACCGCCGATGGTAATTACATCGTCAATCCTGATGTATGGCAAAAGGCTCAACTAACCCTCGTCAATATCAAAGAACTTTACGGCACAAACTACGGAATGAACCGTAAGAATGTTGCCGACCATATTGAGTCTATGGGTCAAGCCCTAACGCCTTATCGCGGATACCCACTTGTGTTCAACGATGGCGATAAGAACATCATCATTGACGGACACCATCGTCTATTCGCTATGTGGTTATTGGGAATGGACCAAGCCCCTGTATGGCTAGGCACTCCTGATATGGCTGAGAAGGCTGCGCAAGAGATCGAAGACTTTATCCATTGGACACGCAAGGCTGATCGCCCACGCAAGTTCGATTTCAAGTTCGTAGACATGATCGTGGGAGATGCGTTGAACCGTTGCTATTTCGATGGCGACAAAGAAACGATGAAATCTTTGGCTAAGGCTTATCTGCAATGACTCTCGGTGTCCATCAAGTAGATGGGCGCATAGCGGCAAACGCAGCAGTTAAAATCCGCGCAGCGCTCCGAAAGAGCGTAGATGCTAAAAAGATAATTTTTGATTATCGCATGACGCACCCTACGGTCAGCGAATTTATCTCACAAGATCGCGCTCGCGCTCGCGCATGGGCTATGCATAATGTGACAATAGATAACTCAGCACTCAACGCAGCGTTGCGCCAGCATTACGCAGATATGTATGTGACTGGCGTTGCTTCAACTTACGATGCTTGGGGCAAAATCCTACGAACCAGAAAAGCCCAGAAGAACCCACCCCATAACTGGGATCCCGGAGCCTTTGCTCTCGCAGCATTGAAAGAAACTCCAAATTGGGACACATGGAAACCCGGAAACTATGCTGCTGAAGCCTTAGTGCGTCCCGCAGGTGGATTAGAAAAACTGTTAAACGGCATTAAAATCCAATCTCTTGACTTAAATAAGAGCAGTTATGACCGCTTGGGAACGCAATTAGCAGACGGCTTTGCGATAGGATTAAGCCCTACAAAACTTGCTGCATCTATCGAGGACTCACTATCAAGCCCTAGCCGCTCACTTACTATCGCTTTGACCGAAGGCTCTCGCGCTGCTAATGCTGCAATTATGGACTCTTATCAAGCACTAGGAGTAGCGCAGATTCAATGGGTTGCTGCTGACCCTTGTGAAGAATGTGATATTGACGGTGAGATTGCAGATGTAGATGGAACATTTAGTAATGGCTTATCAGCCGATGACATTCCAGTTCATCCAAACTGCCGTTGCAATACAGCACCCGCACCTGTCGACTGGTCTACTTTCGACTATGCTGGTTCACTAGACGCAGCGCTTAACGCAGACAATTAAAATAAGCATTACAATTTACGATAATCCGAGATAAGGAAAAAAATGGCTCTTATTCACACAAACATTACAGTTGGCACAAGCCCAACACCTTTAGTCACACTTCCTAACGGAGTTGGCTATGTAGCAGTTCAAATTCAAAACCGCGATAGCGTTGCAATCTATGTTGGCGATTCAGCCGTGACAGCAGCATCAGGCGCAAACGGTGGTCACACAGTTGCTGCTACAACAGGTTCATTCCAAATTTGGATGCACGGTAATGAAACCATTTATGCAATTTCAGCAGCAGGTACTTCTACTGGCGCAGTATCAGTCCTCTATTCGGCATAAGGAGTAACAATGGATTTTGCTAACAGTTATGCAGCAATTATTAAACAAGAAAAGCAAGACGATGGTTCACTATTAGTTTATGGAAAAGCAACTGACGACTCTTTGGACATTGACCAACAAATTTGTGACGATGTTTGGCTTTCTTCGGCTATGCCTGAATGGTTTAAGTCAGGTGGAAATATCAGAGAGCAACATTCATCTATCGCAGCAGGAGTAGCAAAAGAATATGAAGCCAAAGCGGATGGTCACTATATTAGTGCTCTTGTCGTTGACCCTATTAGCGTTAAGAAAGTGGAGTCAGGTGTACTCAAAGGATTTTCAATAGGCATTAAAAGCCCTCGCGTAGTGCGCGATCAAAAGGCTGCTAATGGTCGCATCATAGATGGACAGATTGTTGAGATTTCCCTAGTAGACAGACCCGCTAATCCAAACGCTAAGTTAATGCTTGCTAAGAGCGTAGATGGCGAAACTAGCCTTGTACAAGTAGAAGAATTCACAGAAAAGAAAATAGATAAGGACAAGTTCATGCTCATAGATGTCATCAAAGAACTACAAGCGGATTCAGCAAAGTTTGACCAAGCGTCATACGATGCAGCCCGCCGTGGTATTGCTGCTCTGATTATTTCAGAAGCAAACGAAATAGCAGATGGTGACTCAGACGAGCGTGATGATATAGATACATTACTATCAGCCCTAAAACACCTATTCAATTTCAAGGATGGGGAAATGGAAGAAGGAGAAGCAATGTCCTCAGCGACAGATATATTGGGATTAGCAGCAGAAAAAGAGGCTGACTCATGCAGTTGCGATGGCTGTAAGGCTTGTAAAGCAGACGGTGGTTGCGGAAGCACCCCTTGCGACAAGTGCATGATGGCTAAGTCAGCAACTATTGACAAGTGCCTAGAGTGCGGATGCCATCAAGTAGCAGACAATCACGGTCTATCACAGGTCGTTGTTACTGGCGCAACCCCAACTAACGAAGTAGCAAATGTTTCTACTGCAACAATTATGACTCCTGAACAAAACGCTGGTTCAATGAAATCAGCAGAGGGTGAAGAAGTGGTTGCTGAAGAAGTCCCAGCCGAAGAAAAGGCTGAGGAATTGGTAGATGCTGAATTGCCTACCACAACTGAAATTCTTGATGAAAAGTCGGTAACGGCTATTATCGAGAAGGCTGTAAAGAGTGCGACTGATACGGTCAAGGCAGAGATCGCTGAGTACGAGGCTGCGTCTAAGGCGGCAAACGAAAAAGTGATGGTTCTTGAATCAGAACTCGTAGCGGCAAAGTCGGCTGCTATAGCAAGTGGACCTAAGCGCACAGGTCGCATTGCTGTAACCGACACAAACGAACTACTGCTAAAGGCTGCTGAATATCGCCTAAAAGCATCAGCAACCTCAGACCAAATTCTCGCTAAGGGATACAAGGCTTTGGAGAAGGAATATCTCGAAAAAGCCGGAACTCCTAAGGCAGAATAAAACACTCGAAAGGAAATAAATTGGCTCTTAACGCCCCTAAAGCAAGCGACCTCTTTGGTGATGAAGTATCACCTAAGAAGGCAGCGAAGCGCATGGACGAATTTCAGGATTCCCTGAACAAGTCTTTCGCACTTCCAAACACAAACGGACTAACACCAGAGCAAGACCCAACTGCTGCACTAGAAGCACTAGCAGCAACAAAGTCACTCGCTCCTGATGCTCTAGCAGGTCTTAACAACGCAATCGCGTCACAACGCCTTGCTTTGCAAGATATGCAGAAGGACATCACACTCACAAGCCCACTCAGCACATCATTCGCGGCATTCGACCTCGAAGCACCTGCTAAGTTGCTTACACCTCGCCCAACACCACTACGTAACCGTATTCCTCGTAAAAAGGGAGTCGGTACTTCTCACCGTGTAAAGCGTATTACTGGTTACACAGGTACAGGAACTGGTGGACAAGGACAGATTTGGCCTGGAGTTACAGAAACTACAACCACCACTTTCGGTTCAATCAACTTCGAGCGTGGCGCAAAGATTTCGTACACATCAGACGATTTAATCCTGCCTTACAACTCATACTCACTATCTGACAGCGTGTCATTCGATGCTAACTTCTCAGGTCTTGGTTACCAAGATCTCCGTCAGTTGTCATCAACATCAACACTTTACGCAACAATGTTGATGGAAGAGCGCATGATGCTTATGGGTCGCGGAACTGCAACTGGTTATGCCGGTGCTGTTTCTGCTCCAACAGTAACAATCACACACCCATCTGCTGGTACAGGACAGGTTGC